GATATTAGCAGACGAATAAATACCTGGTTAACTAACGCAAACAAATTTAGCAATAATGGAAATACAACTGAGAAACTCGGAACAAGTGCCGCAAGAATGGAAGCACTTAGGAAGTGGTAATGCAATAGCAATAAGACAAGCACAAATAGGTCATACTTTGCGTGTAAGGAACGAAGAAGATATAAAGCAAGCATTACGCTACTCGATGCTTTTGGTTGGCTTACGAGGGAGTAATCTCCCAACTGAAGAAGAAAAGTTTTTATTGACCAATTTTGTTAAGTCAAATTTTGGTAATAATACTTGCGAGGAAATAAAATTAGCCTTTGAAATGGCAGTCGCAGGAAAGCTAAATATCGATTCTAAATGCTATGAGAATTTCTCATGCGAATACTTTGGAAGAATTATGAGTGCTTACCAGGAGTATGCAAGACAAGAAATTAAAAACCTACCTAAACCAATAGAGCCAGTGAAAGAAAAACCAAATGACCAAGAATTAAAGAAGCAAGCAATTGATACTGCTAACGAATATGCAAATCAGATTAGATACTGCGAGAAGAACGATAAGAAATTTACATTTATCGCTGGAGGCTTATCAATCCTATTTGATTACTTGGAGCAATTTAAGATTCCGACCATATCAAAGGAAGAAAGAATTGAATTATGGAATAAGTATTCTACTATTCAGGATATTGAAGAAAGGAAAATGCACTGCAAAACTCAAGGGTATATTAAATTTATAAATTCTTTAGTTACATTTGATTGTCATATTGATAATGATGGAACTATTAAACCAAACGAAAAATGAAAAGAAAACTAATTTATGGAACTGCGCTGACATTAATTTGCTACGCTTACTATTGTGCGCTGAAAAATAATCAGACAATACAAAAAAATAATGAGCCGAAGTGGGTATTCGGAATTTCCGAATCTGAGGACATTTATACGGATACAATTGATTTACGGTTATACACAAGTCAGGGGAGATTAAAATATAATAAAAATGATAACTAAAAAAACAAAGTTAAGCCTGGAAAATGATGGCAAAATTATTTCGGTTGAGTTTGACCATATCGATGTTGGCTTGGATGATTACTTCCAGGCGCTTAAAACTTTATTGGTTGGGGCAACGTTTACTGAAACTCAATTTGAGCATTGGATAATTGATGAGGCTGAAGTGATTGGAGAATATCTGCATAACAACAAACACGATTGACAATTTGCAGTAAAATGTAAAATATGTTTAATGTTATTGTTGGTAAAATCCGACATTAAATGAGAAAATGTTACATAGTGAGGGTAATATCCGACAAATTATGTCACAAAGTTAAGGTATAACTTGACAAATTTAGATAACAAGTAAATCTATAACTTGTAAATGAGAAACGAACACGAACATAAACTTCAGGTTGCAATTTGCAAATGGTTAGAATGGACTCAAGACTTTTACTATTATGCGATACCAAACGGAGGCGCAAGGCATAGACTGGTTGCAATCAAGTTAAAGATGGAAGGCGCAAAGGCTGGAGTTGCTGATATGTTTTGGATGGTTTCAAATAAGAAATGGAAAGGTTTATTTGTCGAGGTTAAGATTGAAAAAGGAACTCAGCAACCAAATCAAAAAGCATTTGAATCAATAGCCATTAATCACGGGTATTATTATGCGATAGTTAGGTCGATTGAGGATTGCGAGAGTTTAATAAAGAAGTTTAAAGCCGATGAATTATAATAACGATTTTAGGTATGATTTAGAATACGGAGTTGTTGAAGGAGAAACTTGGTTTCATAATATTGTTTCGGGTGCAAAGATTGAAGTTAAGTCAGACCGAAAGACTGAGCAGACTGGTAACGTTTATATTGAATATAAATCACGAGGTAAGTTAAGTGGCATCGCTACAAGTCAAGCAGATTTTTGGGTTTATAAAGTGGCAGAAAATAAAGCGATAATTATTTCTACATCAGATTTAAAAAAGAAATTAAAGGAACTACATTTAAATGGATTGGCAAGAATTAACGTACCTGGTGGAGATAACAATACATCACTTGGAGTTTTATGCAAACTAAAAGACCTGATATGATATCAGAGAATTATAAAAATGCAATCAAATGGATTACAATGAGAATACAACGACCTACGATTCAAGTAGTTATCGACTGCGCTACCTATCACGATTTAAATTATAGCCTGGAAGTAAACCTAAATCGAATCAAAATGGAAAGCGGTGCATCGTACCCAGCATATCGGCAAACAAAAAAAATCAAGGATTATTTGGAAAAGCACGGATTATAATGTAAACTTTGCAAATGGAAAAGATTAATTATCAAGGAGTTATAAAAGAAGAGGTCAATCATCCTGAGCATTATCAGGGGAATGGCATTGAGGTCATTGACATAATTGATGCTTTCGACCTTAATTTTAATCTTGGCAATTCAATTAAGTACATACTGCGAGCCGACAAGAAAGGATTTAAAAAGAAAGATTTAGATAAAGCGGTTTGGTATTTAAATCGGGAACTCGAAAAGTGGAAAGGTTAATTTGGGAAGCCATTGCGGTAGGAATTATCGAGGTGGCTTTTATCGTTTATTTTATTTTTGAGATAATCGCAAAATCTAAAGAATGACCAGGTCGCAAATCATTGAGGAACTTTATAATTCAAAGGAAATTAAGCAAGCCTTAATGAAAATGCACCCAGCAAATTTAAGGGAAGAATTAAAACAAGAAATGTTTGTGAATCTTTGCTCGATTTCAGATGAGAAGTTTTGGTCTATTTATAATAACAACGGAACGAGTGGTTTAAAATATTGGTTAGTCAGATGTATGCTTAATATGATTTATAGTACTGGCATGAATCAGCCATTCTTTAGACACTTTAGAGCCAAGTACGAATGTCTTGATGGCTTAGAAGAGTTAGTGCATATTGAGGATGAATCTAAGGAATATAAAGAAAAGCTATTTAATCGGGTAGAGGTAGCGAGAAAAGAACTATCTTGGTACGAGGATATGTTGCTCGATACTTATGTCGAATTAAACTTTAATCAAACTGAGATTTCGAGAAAGACTGGCATTCCGTATATGTCTATTGTCAAAACGATTTCAAACATTAAAAAGAAAATAAGGGATGAAGCCTGAAGAGAAAGCTAAGAGTTTATTAACGAATGCACTTTATTTTTGTGGTAATAAAGTATTTGCTTTTGAATTAGCGCTTTATATTTGTTCATTAATTCTTGAGCAGAAACTTAAAGCAGATGACCAGGCATATTGGAGTTTAGTTAAGGATGAAATTTACCAAACAAACAAATGATAACTATAATCGCAGCCGTTTCTTTTGCAGTCTTTTTTACGATGACAAATCTTTATCAGTCATTCGGATTAAACTTTAAACCTTTTAGTTGCACTCCTTGTCTAAGTACCTGGAGCGCCATCGTTTTAATTGTAGTTCCTATTCAATATCAGGAATGGATTGCAATCGTATTTAGTTCAGGGATATTAGGTGCGGTCATTTTTAGATTAATAAACAAATTATGAACGAGCAAGAGATAGCATTTATAGAAGCCAACATAATAAACTTTGAAGCAGTTGCTTTGGGATTTACTAAAAACATTGACCGAGAAGTACTTGAAGAATATGCGAGCTTATATCGTAAATATGTAAATAAAGATTTTAACTTCAATTCGTGGTGTGGCTCTTGTGTCTTTGATATGCTCAAAAGATTATCCGCACATTACGAAGGAATAAAGTATATTGCAAAACTCAACCAACCAAAACCAAACGATGTCCAAACTAAGAATCTGCGCAGTCGGAAGTAGACATTCAGGAGTCACTTACCATCGCCTTGCGTTACCATTGTCAGTGATGAAAAAGGAGTATTGTATTATCACGGATACAATGACCGAAGAGATGCTTATTGAGAAGGCTATAAACGTGGTCGTGGTCAATCGGTTTTGTGAATTAATACCATTGCCCGATTTATTAAAATGGAAGGCTAAGTTAGGCTTTAAGTTAGTTGTAGATATCGATGATTATTGGGAGTTATTTTCTCAGCATTTATCTGCGCCAACTTATCGGTCATTAGGAGTCACAAGAATAATTAAGACTTATATCCAGGTGGCTGATGTAGTTACTACAACTCACAACCGATTACTGCTTGAGATAATAAAAATAAATCCTAATTGTTTCATTCTGCCTAATGCTTTGCCATTTGACCGTGACCAATTTACTGCAACAAGAAATGTAAACGAATTTGTTAACATTGCTCACACGGGTAGCATCACTCACTTTCCTGATATGAGGCAATTAAAGAATCCCATTTATGAATTATCTAAATCTAAATCTTTTAAGGAGTCTACACGGATGCTTCTTTGTGGGTGGAATAAAGCAAACGAATTTCATTGGAAGCAAATGGCGGAATGGTTTACTGCTAAAGAGAAACTTAACTATAAGATTTTAGAATCCATGCCCGTAGATTTGTATATGAACTTTTATATAGAGGCTGACATATTACTTGCGCCATTACTTGACAATAAATTTAACGGATTAAAATCTAATCTAAAGGCATTAGAAGCTGGCGCTAAACGGATTCCCTTGATGGCAATAAAGCGCGCGCCTTACGATGACATTCCAACGGTGTGCTGGGTTGACAATTGGGAACGAGATATTAAAAGAATGGTATTCTCAAAACAAATGAGAACTGATTTTGGCGAGGCTAACGCTGAATATGTCCGAGAGCATTACGATTTATTTAAAATTAATGAGGATAGATTTGCTATTTATTCTAAACTAATAGAATGATATGCCAGTGATTAAATGTTCAAATGGGAAATACAGAGTAGGTAACGGCGCTTGCATTTACGATACGGAAGCTAAAGCGGAAGAAGTTTATTCTGCAATAAGAATAAGTATGGCTGATAGCTATAACGACTATCCCGATTCAGCGGTTAACAATGCCAAGAGAGCATTAAAATATGTTGAAGAAAATGGTTGGGGAAGTTGCGGAACTCCAGTTGGAAAAATTCGTGCTAACCAATTAGCAAATAGAGAAAATATCACAAGAGATACGATTGCAAGAATGGCTTCATTTAAAAGGCATCAGCAAAGTAAAGACGTTCCTTATGGCGAAGGATGCGGAGGCTTAATGTGGGATTGTTGGGGAGGTACTGAAGGTATTGAATGGGCAATAAGAAAATTAGAGCAAATCGATAATTAAAAATAAAAATGAATAATTTTTATCATAGTGGCGCAACTGGTGATGTAATTTATTCTTTGCCCACTATTAAGGCATTAGGCGGAGGTATTTTTAATGTACAATTACCCGACCATTTGTATGACACAATTTTGCCATTATTAGAATCTCAGGAATATATTTACGAAGTTAAAAAAGGCAGAGAATTGACTGGTACAATATATAATTTAGATTTATTCCGTTCAAATATAGATTTACATTTAACTCATTTAGTACAATTGCATTTGCAAAGTTTTCAGATTATAGATGAAACTTGGAAACAAGGATGGTTAAAAGTTGAGCCAATAAAATCAAATAATAGTTTTATTAATATAACTCCAAGATATAAATCTTTAACTACGGATTGGATTAAAGAAATTAATTTTTTAAAAGACAATTCAGATAATGTTTATTTCATTGGTTTAGAATCTGAATATGAGCCGTATAAACATTTGATTGAGAGATACGAAATAAAGGATTATTTAGAATTGGCACAATTACAATTAGGTGCAAAATATGTTAGTGGAAATCAATCAAGTTTTATGGCAGTTGCTCAAGGACTTGGTAGAGATTATAGAATGAGCCAAGCTGAAGGGCATACAAATTGCAATCAATTTTTACCAAAAGAAACAATAATATGAGCCGTGTAAGCGACAAAGAATTTTTTGATATTGAAGTACAAAATGGAATAACTCCTGAGAATCCTGATTATTATAATTTGATGGATGCAACGGCTGACATAATTATCGAATATGCTAAAGACATAATCGAGATAGGTGCTGGCATGGGTACGCTTGGAGAATGCTTGCAAAAGAAAGGAGTTAATTATTATGGCATTGAGCCTAATAAATATCATCAAGAATTTGCTTATCAAAGAGGAGTTATATTACAAGAGATTACTGATTATCCCGACCATTGTCAAATGGTTGTTAGCATTGAAGTAATGGAGCATTTAACCGATGAGCAAATCAAGGATTATATGAACAATATAAATTGTCAATATTTCTTATTTTCATCAACTCCATATTTTACAACTCCTGAGAAAGATGAGGCTTGGGGTCATATTAATATTAAATCTGAAGAAAGTTGGATTGAGTTCTTTGCTCAATTTGGATTTAGCTTAGAAAAGAAATTAACACTACCAACTGAGTGGTCACTTTTATTTAAAAAATAATGGCAAGAACACCAAAAGATATTGACCAGGAGAGACTTCTTGAATGGGCGGATGAATATATTGACTATTGCTTGAACTCAACTAAGGAGGTGGCAACGGGTGCTGGAGTTAAGATAATTAGAGAGCGACATCTACCAACGATTAGTTTCTTTTTATTAATATGGCTACCAAGACAAGGGTTTGAATTTTATAGTAGGGCAACTTATTACGAAGTTCTTAATAGAGAAGACCATCCTTGCTATAAAATAACCAAGCATATTGATGAATTATTTAGAGCGTTAGCTGCGGATGTTGTAGCTAATGAAGGCAAAGGTATTTTCTATGCAAAGAATCTTTTAGGGTGGACTGACCGAGCGAAGAACGAGGAGAAACAAGAAGTTATAATAAGTTTTGCAAACGAACATAGTACTCCCGAAGCCACACAAGAACCAAGCTAAAGTCTTAGAATCTAAAGCAAGGTTTAAAGTTCTCATGTCGGGTAGGCGATGGGGCAAATCACTTATATGCCAGGTCATAACTTGTATTGAAGCGATGCAAGGTAAACGAGTGGCATACATTACTCCAACCTACCAACTTGCTAAGGTTTTCTTTGATGAACTTGCACGGCTTATGCCAAGCAATATCGCAGTGCCTAATCGTAGTGACTTAACTTTTAAACTTATTAGCGGAGGCGAGATTCGATTCTTTACTGGAGAACGATTGGATAATCTTCGTGGTTTGAAATTTCACTATGCAATTATCGATGAAGCTTCGTATATTCCTGACTTAGAAAGTGGATGGCAAAACTCAATAAGACCGACCTTAACGGATTTTCAAGGCAAGGCAATATTCTTATCTACTCCAAGAGGCAAGAATTACTTCTATTCTTTGTTTCTTAATGGTGTAAATGCCAGTTCAGATTGGGAAAGTTTTAAGTTTAGTACCTATGATAATCCATTTATTCTTACATCTGAGATTGATTCGGCTAAAAAAGAATTGCCAAATGTAGTATTCGAGCAAGAGTACATGGCTAACCCAGCTGAGAACGCTGCAAATCCTTTTGGAAGCGAGGCAATAAGTAAGTGTACATCGGACATTTCTACTAATATTGTTAAATGTTACGGAGTCGATTTGGCAAAGTATTCAGATTGGACGGTCATTATCGGTTTAGATAATAGTGGCAATGTGGCTTATTATGACCGATTTCAGAAAGATTGGGCATCAACTCAGAACATTTTACGCAATTGTCCAAAAGCACCGATGTTAATTGATAGTACTGGAGTAGGTGACCCGATAGTCGAACAATTACAACGAGAAGGCATGGACATAGAAGGCTTTAAATTTACAAGCCAAAGCAAGCAAGAATTAATGTTAGGTCTTCAAGTGGCAATCCATCAGGAGCGAGTACATTATCCTGAAGGAATGATTAAAAATGAATTAGAAGTTTTTGAGTATCAATACACATCACACGGAGTAAAGTATTCCGCACCGACTGGCTTTACGGATGACTGCGTATGCGCATTAGCATTAGCATGGCGCAAGTTTGATTTTAAGTCAGGAACGGGGAGATACAACTTTGTTTAATTAGCTATTTATAAATATGAACTGGAAAGATGTCACGGTATGGCAATGGCAACAAATTCAAAATGTATCACTTAAACAAGAAAAAGGAGATACCGAATTGGATATTGCAGTTAA